TGCAGTCCCGTGCCCCATAAAACGGTTTAGGGTTAAAGTCGCGGCGAACTCCGTAAAACTTTGACTTTGGTGCGGGTAACAGGCTTCGAACCTGTACGGGTGTTTGCCCACGGCGTTTTGAGCGCCGCTCGTCTACCAATTCCAACATACCCGCAGGTGTCCCGCCATTTTAAGTCTACGGGCTGACTACCAAAGTTTATATTAAAGTGAAACCCTCGGCTTAAACCACTGTTGGTCCAAGACGTCCGACTTGAACGGCTCTCCCTGCTCCCAAAGCAGGTGTGCTACCATTACACCACGTCCTGGATGTGGCGCGGGACGCAGTTAGCGCCCCGCGATAGGTCTTACTTATTTGCCTTGCGGCAGAGAGGGCAGTTATCAACGCCCCAACAGGTCGCAGGACAATCCGGCCTAGTGCCATCACAGGCCGGCGCATTGTCCCAGGGCTGACCGTCCCGCTTCAGCAGGAGAACAGTCCGCTCGGACTTGGCCTTGGGCAGCCACACCTTTGTGCCATCGCCGCCCTTGCCGGTGAAGTCGGCATGGTAGAAGAAGTCGTAGTTGTCGATGTGGTTGAAGGACACCTTGGTGATGACGCCGGTGCCATACTTAGGGTGCTTGATGACGTCGCCGACGGCGAACAGAACAGGAGTCTCGGTAGGACGGATGTGCTTACGAGTTTTCTTAGACATTTTAATCCTTTCTCCACAGGGTTGGTAGGAACGCAAGGTGGTTGATGAGACCTTTATGGCAAGGGGCCTTGTCTCCCTGCTGGGTTTTTAGGGATAAACTATTCCAGCTTATTGAATCCGAGTGTGCCGTCTCGTGGCTCTCCTAATCCGCCCTGGTTTTGAATCACTGGTACAGGGAATATACCATTGGTTGCGGAGGTGGGAATCGAACCCACGTTACACGGCTTATGAGGCCGGGCTGGAACCTCTCCAGACCACTCCGCATTATGTTGGGTTAGGGTAGCTATCCCTTTATTGGTAGTATCGTTGCTCTACTGCGTGCCCACGCAGTAGCGACCTATCCGGTCTCCCGACCCAGTGGCGGGCACTTCCTTTCGGTTTACGGCCAACAAACCGTAAGGCATCTATGGGTGTTGATTTTTACTATCATCAAATCATCCTTTCACGAAAGAGCCAAAGAAATTCATCACATCCGCGCCAACTTCTCTTGTTTCGATTGTTTCACCTTGCGGCGCGTGCTTGGTCATGTGAAAGGGATTGGCTTCGCGCCAGCAGGCCATGCTGTGCTTTTTAATATCTTCCTCGGTGGCGCACTTTCTTCCACAAGAAGGACACACAAACATTCTCCCATCCCTTTCAAAATAAAAGTGGAGTGAACGGTTGGGGTCGAACCAACGCATCCCAGGGTTGCAGCCTGGAGCCTTTCCACTTGGCTACGTTCACATAGAAGGCGCCGACTTTCGACGCCAGATGACACACTACCCACCGGCCGGTTAACCTCATATACCGAAAGTTACCAATCTACGCACACGGCGCCAACTGTGCCCAGCTAACGTCAGTTCATCACGCTGCGCGCCAGACCATCGTAGACCCTTAAGCCGCTCAATGGTTAGCAGGTAGTTTTGGCAGGCGGTACGCGACTCGAACGCATAACGTGGGAGTCAAAGTCCCATGTGTTACCATTACACCAACCGCCTATATCGGCCGGCGCCGCATCTTCTTCCCTCGGCGCCGGCTCTCATCTTAAAGCGCGCCGTCAGCCAATCAAGGCCCTGGCGGCGCAATCCACGCGGCGCCGCCAATTAAGGCCCGGCTTCCGCACAGATTCACGGGCAGAACAAATTAACCCGAAAGCATTAGCCCCTATGCAGTCGGCGCGGAGTTACATAGTTTTCCTCCACGATGGGTAGTTAATTCCCTCGTCCGATATGCGTACGCCATAAAGAACCTACCCTACTATGTTGGGAATTGGAGCCGGCACCCAGGCTTGAACTGAGAACTCCTGATTACAAATCAGGGGCGTTACCAATTACGCTCATGCCGGCATTGGCAGGCCGCCAAGGATTTGAACCCTGACCGTGCGGGTTGGAGCCGCGTATGCTACCGTTACACCAACGACCTATATCTTAGCCGAGACGCCGCGCGAAACGTCACTTCACCGGGTTCGGCAAACACCCTGGGCCGCAAAGTTTGTTTTAGGAGGTGTGCGGCCACCCCGACCCGAAGGCCCTGCGTTTTTTATATTCGACACGCAACCGCCGATTGGTGCGCAAGGGAGGACTTGAACCTCCGACCTCTCGATTATCAGTCGAGTATTCTAACCAACTGAACTACTTGCGCATTTGGTGTGCCCTCTGGGACTCGAACCCAGGACACCCTGATTAAGAGTCAGGTGCTCTGGCCAACTGAGCTAAGGGCGCGTAAATCGGGTTCGGGCGCTCTCCCGCTTAACCGATGAACCCGATGGTCACCGTAACGAAGTGTATTATTTTTTCAGTGGACACCCTCGTCTTAAATCCCACCATGCTGGAGTTCAACCAGACATATCCACGCCGCGCGATGCGTCCACCTGTCGAGTCGTGGGGTTCAACTACTTTTGCGAGAAGCAGGCAAGTTGGCAACCTGTTTTTTTGAACCACTTTTTGTCCTTTATCTCGTCACACGGCGGCCGGTTCACACTTACCGCGCACTTAGGTCTGCGAGCCCCACATCCTTAAAGCTGCATTTGTTCAAGCTAACGTCCAGATACGGGTTGATTTGTGGCCGAACTGGCAAGCGCCACGCTGGTCGGAGAGGGTGGACTCGAACCACCGATGTTTCTACGTCACGATTTTACAGACCGCTACCTTCGCCGCTGGGTCACTCTCCGATTTACAAAGGTCTGCGGAGTTGAACCGCTCTGGCCCTCCCGCGGGCCTGTGCTACCGTTACACTAAGGAACCTTAAGGGTGTCGCGACACCCGTGGAGCGCGATATCGGTCTCGAACCGACACCATCTGCTTGGAGGGCAGAAATGCTACCATTACACCAATCGCGCATTTTGGCCCGTTCCACCACAGTGAGGTGGGCCTAACCCCTTAGCTAAGTCAACGTTTCTCCCTAATCACGACTGAGAAACCTTGTGGAAATCCATCGCCGCTTAGACAGTCTTTCAGTTTCCTCTTGAAACTGGGTGAGGATAAGCAGTAAGCAAGCTCCTAAAGTCAACCTCGGGCAGACGAGATATTCCCTTGGCGGCCAATTACCAATGCGGGCAAATCGCCCTCGTAATGGCGGCCAAATGGCGGGTGCGGTGGGGGCTTGAACCCACATACTCCGGTTTATGGTGTTAGATATAAGATTTGAACTTATATCTCTGCTTACTGACATAAGCAGCGTATTGCTTATACCAATCTAACACAGACCGGCGCTGAGCCAATTCAGCTACACACCCATATGGGGCCGAAGCCCCGTTGGTTACTTCGCCGCGATGTAGCGGTTGGTGCAGGGTTTAGTCTCAAACGCATCGGGGTTCTTCTCCGTCGGCTTGGGAATCTTAACCTTGCCGTGGCACACATACACATTGGTGCCGGTGATGTGCTCCATCTTGGCGCCGCACACGCGGCACTTAACGTACCGCTCACGCGCGGGCTTAGGAGCCTTAATCTTCTCGTCGGGATGGGTGAGATTCCACGCCTCGCGCAATCCAGCGAAAGAGTTAGTAGTAACAGTCATTTGACATCTTCCTTTCATCAAACGGTAGGTTTATAGGTACATGGTGCGGGCAAAGGGAATCGAACCCTTGACGTCCTGTTTAAAAGGTAGGTGCTCTACCTACTGAGCTATACCCACATATTTAGTTCGGAAACGCAGAGGGAGAACCCCGATGGAGAAAAGGGAAAGGAAGAAAAGGGGAAGTGGAGTTCTCCCTCAACTCTGATAATATCATATCAGAGTTTTTCGGAAAAGTCAAATTAGCGGAGTTCCAGGTCGTGAGGGTAATCATCCTCCTGCGCGAAGTCCCATGAATAGGAACCATCAAGCGCGGCCAGTTCATCAGACTGGATTTGAATAGTGAAATCATCGTACATAACTCATTACCTCTCTTTCCTGATTGTATAATTATTATATCTGATTTTTCAGAAGAAATCAAATATCGTAGTCGCGATTTTTATGCTTGATTTTGCGGGTGTATTTGGAGCGGTCGCGCTCGATTTTTGTGACAGGATTCACACCGTTCCAACCGCGCCGAATAGATTGGTAGATTTCGTAGAAGGACTTCTGTTTCGGCGCTTTCTTCTTAGCCATCGCAATCGCTCCTTTCTTTTTGATTGTAGATATATTTTACTTGAATTTTGGGGAAAAGTTAAAAAAGAGAGTAGTCTGTAAAGACTACTCTCCTTCGTAGTGATTGCGTTAGATTCGCTTCGTGTAAGCCAAGCAAATCCAGCCCGCGCCAGACTTCAACTTACCCCAGCCATTCTTTTCCTCGACGATGGTGTATGTACTTTTATCGCGGATGCACCCGTTAATTTTGTAGTTGGTGCCTGGGCCAGAACGGTAGTTCAGTGCAGATGCGGTGACTTTCACCAAATAACTGGTAGGCTTAGTAGCAGGCGTAGAAGGCGCCGGCTGTGTCGGAGTGACTGGCGCGGTACCCGTACTTGTTGTGGAGCCACCGAGTCGTTTGGTTACTTCCGTGGCGATATTGCCCTGGAGTTCGTAGAGGTATTGCCCAGGACACGCCTTATTAGCAAACCATCTATGAACCGTCAGAACCATTTCGTCCGCGGCAGGAGAGTAATTCAAAGATTTTGTTTTATCCCCAAACCAAATCAGCTTTTTCTTTCCATAGCGACGGCAAATGTCTTCGCACAGATTGATAACAGATTGGTATGCAGCATTGGTGACAGCATAGGGGTGATAGCTGTCGCTGGCAACTTCAAAGGTGATGGCGCGATGGTCATTAGCGCCGCTGGAGGTACACCAAGAACGGTCTTTTTCATCAACGACGAGGGAAATATCTCCGTCCTTACCGATGCAATAATTGCACGACGCCTGCTTTTTAACAGGCTGAAAGACCTCGGCACCGCGCTTAGCAGTCACTTGTCCAACGAAACAATGGATAGTGATGCGGTCAATAGCGTGATTACGAGGGCTGTTCTTATTTGGAGAAATCAGCGTATAAGTCGCCAAAGCGCTGTTTGCCATCGGTTTTACCTCCTTGTTAGAATTTGGGGTTGTGTTTGCTTTAGTAGCAAACCGGTCATAGTAGTTTTGGGAGTAGGCCGCGCGTTTATCCTGCGTAGCTTTTGTATCTTTGCTGGCAGGTTTCTCGAACTTCAGGAGCATTACGTTGGATGCTTCGCGCACGTCAGAAACGGTCTTAAACGTATTCAGCAGGCCATAACTGACAAACTCCTGAATCAGATACTCAAGCTGAACTTCGATATCTCCAATGGACTTACCGCGCGCCTTCGCCAATTTGTAAAGGCCCTCTTTACGGCTCCAATACGTCCATTGCGCCAGACCATACCCGGCGCTATCATGGATGAAGTTTTGATACTTCCCGCTATCGACGAGAGAAGTGTACTCGCTGTCGGTCATAGACAGCTTCTTCTCATAGGTGTTCTGCAAGTTTGTCGGAACCAGGCCAGATTCGGCATAAAGGTTGCCCATAACACCTGCGGCCCCTGCATCGCTCAAACCTTGCTTTTTAAGGTAACTCCAAATTACCTGAGCGTTATCTGCCATAATCCAGTTCCTCCTTTTGCTTAGGTCTATTTATAAGTGAGTTTGGAGGAAAAGGGGTAAAGAAAACGGCGACCAAATTTGGCCGCCGAAATTTCGTTTTATTTAGTTGAGAAGAAAACGGTCGAGGAAGGTGAGGGAGTAGAGAATTTTTGGGTCGTAGTTGGGGAGGTTTGTTACGAACTCCCAAAACGTATCGGGAAAGCGCGAGAACCATTCGCGCGGGTCGATGTTGATGGAGGGTACAACTGCCAGATAGTCTGGATGCCAGTTATCGCTGATGTTGAGAGCGGTGGCGCCAAGCCGTTCAAACTCTTTCTTTGCCATTTCAATCACAGCAGGAGAGGCCGGTGCATTGAACACTAAGTTCTCACTATCTTTCACGCCAAAACAGAACAAACAGTTCTTAATGTCGTTGCACCCGGCGCAGAATTGAGAATCCTCAACTTGGGTACTGTTGATAATGTTACGGCAGTTAAAACAGAAAGTGCTGGTAAATAAACCTTGGCTTTTCTTTGAGTAGCGAGAACGGTAGGCGCCAGAGCAATCAGTCAGATTCGTGCAACCATAGAGCGCCGCGCAATGCTCGATGCCAGTGGAGTTGTAGATATCTTCACTGTTATCCACTTGGGTGGAGTTGATGATGTTGGTGCTTTTATTGACCTTTTGAGACGAAAATACGAACAAGCTATCCACGCAATCTTCCGAGTGGATAATCTGGCGCGAGTTCGTACACCGTCTACTCTCAAAGCAGTTGCGACAGTCAACCAGTTCCATGCGCTCTCTGTATCGCTCCGCGTCTTCCATCTTAATCGGGAGTACCTTGTATCCCCAATGCAGAAAATCAATGGGAACGTGTTTATCGTTCAGCATGGTAACGCAGTCGGCGCCCTCTGGATAGAACCTATCCATGAACTTAATCCCCTGCTCACAGGCTTTGTACTGCTCAAGCAGTTCCTTGGTGATGTAAAGACTCACGATGTTCTTCCTCCAGTTTGGCTCGCCGCCTTTCATCCCTAATAACCGGGCCAGCCATAGCCCATTCATCGGGGTGCTCGCGCTCCCAAAGCACTTGGGTCGCGCATTTATTCAACAGCTTCACAAGCTGGTCAGCGAGAATTTTGTTGGTGAAATAAGGGACAGGATAAAGAGAACCTTTCCCAATGATGTCAGCGCCGAGTTCATCCCTACACATACGCAGATACCAAGCGTAACTCAAACCCAGCAGGCGCGCGGGCAAGATGTTGTAGCTTCCGGTTGTGTTGGTGCAGAAGAACTTGTCATGGTGCATCCGAATCATCATCTTACCGGGCTGATACGGAGTTTCATCCAAGTAGAAAACTTTTACCTCTTTCATACCGCCAACTCCTTCCACAGTTCGTGAATTTCATCCTGCTCTTCCTCGGACAGCACGCACAGTTCCCCATAGTTCTCAACACCACGGAAAGCCTGGCCGCTGAACTTCGGCATCATCTTGCGGTCAAAGCGAAGAAACTTCTCCTGCTCCAGCGGCTTATATCCCTTATCGACATACTTCGATACGGTCGCCGCGGTGAACCCAGTCTCGCGCGCTACAGCCGCAAAGGTTTTATATTTGTAATAGAGTTCGTTGAACAGCTTGATGTCGTCAGCCGTAACACGTTTCATAGCCATAGGCTCACACTCCTTTTTCAGTCTATATAAAGTATATCAGATTTTACCCTAAAAATCAAATTTCAAAAACAAAAGACCAGTCCAAGTTTGGACTGGTCAGTTGGTTATTTCTTTTCTGCGTTCTCTGCCTTGGTGACATTGATGTTGCGGCTGGCGTCAATCAGCTTGTCGATGAGGTCGCTAATTTGCGCCATGGCTTCATCATTCAGGTCATAGCCAGTCATCTTGCCGCTCGCAATCAGGGCGTTCATAACCCATTGTTTCTTCTGCGCGCCATCAGACAGCAACTTCTCCGCTTCCTGGCAGTATTCCATCACCAGCGTCATGACTTTTGCCCAATTCTTCTCTTTAATGTACTTGCGGAACAAAGAGATAGTGGCATAAATCACGGGGATGATAGTAGCCAGCGCGGTAAGTCCCTGAATAATCAGGTTCATCATATCGCTCATGCTCGTTTCCTCCTTTTAACCGACGGGTTCATCGTCGTAATTTTCACCGTCTTCCTCTGCCGACGCAGTAGGCGCGGGTTCATCAGGTTCATCACAGGTTTCTTGCTTGATTTTGAAGGGCTGACCATTGCTGTCAACGCCGTATTTGTTGCGCGAGTTCTTCAACCCAAGCTGGTACAGCAGATACGACAACAATGAACCCATAATCATCGTAACACAAGTCACAGCAAGAACAGGCTCAGGGTAGGCACCGGAGCCATTCAAAGCTGCCAACTCAACCAATCGGTAATACTCCATACCACACCAAATGCCGTAAAGACCAAAGCCTCCCGCAATCAATCCGCAGAACAGCTTCGACCATTCAACTTTCTTGTTCATTGGATGTGCTTCCTCCTTTTTATACATTAAAAATATACGCGCGGGCACGCGAATAATTTAATTCCAAAAAGAAATCAAATTTTCACTCCCACTAATTTTAAGTAGCTTTTCTCAAAACGCAATATACAAATTTGCAAACTCGGCCTAATTTTGATATAATAGTATTAACAAAAGTGAAAGGAGGATTTTGCCTTGGCTGAGTATGAAGTGACTTTGGGGCCAGAGCTCTCTATCCACGGCTCCCATACCGAACTGTTCGATAGATACGACAAAATGTCTTATGCAACGGTTGTGAACCTGTATTCGCTGTCGAAGGCACGCGGCAAACTGGTGCTGGCCGACATTAACCCGAAAGACGATGATTGCCTGTTCTTCTTGCACACCGCACTGGTCGTGAAGGATTTGCTGGGCTACCAGTTGGAAGTGCGGTGTAGTCTGTGGAAGTGGCTGATGGTGAATTGGAAGCTGAGAAAGCTGAAAGTGCGCGTGCGCTGGAACCGCGGAAAGTACAACGACGATGTGACGTATGTGCGTGACCTGATGGAGTTCATGCAGCCGCTCGTTAAAGAGTTTGGTTTGCTCGATAACTTCCGCTACGGAGACATCTACCATGCTTTCTACGAGAAAGGATATGGAAATGACACTTAAAAACTATGAAGTCTGGACAGACGGCGCGAGTTCAAACAACGGCAAGCCCAACTGCCTTGGTGGCTGGGGATTTATTATTCTGGAAGACGGCGCCGAGTGCGCCAGAGGGTCTGGCGCAGAGTTCCCTTCGTCTAACCAACGGATGGAGTTGATTGCCGCGATTATGGGTCTTACGGAGTTGATGAAAAGGGCGGACGGGTTTACTCCCATTACCATCTACTCCGACAGCGCCTACCTCATCAACTGCTACAAGCAGAACTGGTGGCGCAACTGGCTCAACAACGGCTGGAGAAACTCCAAGCGCGAACCCGTCGCCAATCGAGACCTTTGGGAGAAACTCATTCCGTTCTTCCAGATGGCGAACATCCGCTGGGAGAAAGTGAAAGGCCACTGTGGCGTTCATTGGAATGAGGAAGTCGATAAGCTGGCTGTCTGCGCGAAGATTGGCGGCAGGCCGCTGATGGAGGAAATGAGCCAATGAAGTATGTGATTTGTAACGGCCTACCCACGGCTGGTAAGGACACGTTCTGTGAAATGTGCATCAGCATTTTGGAGGCGCGCGGCTGTTGGGCGGAAACAATTAGTTCGGTTGCACTCGTTAAGGAGTTGGCGACACGGGCTGGCTGGCGCGGAGAGAAGACGCCAAAGAATCGCAAGTTCTTGAGCGATTTGAAGGACTTGCTCACCGAATGGGACGATGTCCCAATGAAAGACATCCAACGGCGCGCGACCGCTTTTGAGGAAAAGGCCAAAGAGTGCGGTGGTGTTGACGAAGTATTCATCTTCGTGATGATTCGGGAGCCGAACGAAATCGAGAAGTTCGTGAAAGCGGTCGGCGCCACCACTGTCTTCATCGACAGAGACGTAACCCAAACTCTGTCCAATCATGCTGATATGTTTGTGATGGACTATCAGTATGATATCTACGTTGACAACAATGGGACGCTGGATGATTTGCATGATGCGGCAATCGCCATCTGCGACCAGCTTCATCCGACAGGAGGTAAGTAAGATGTACGGATACATCAACGGAATCGACTGGCTGAACTGTGAAGCGATGAAATATTGGTCGTATGCGTCCGGTAAAAAAGAGCAGGGTAAGAAAGAAACCCGCGACCTCATCTTCAGTGGCAACTATGTTGGCGCCCTCAAGGTGGACGGCTACTATGAGCGGCTTCTCAAAGACGAGGACGGCAACTGCTTTATGATTGCGCGCTCCAAGGATGTGAACGGCAATCCCGTCAACAAACTTGACTGGGTGCCGCAGTTTCAACACTGGATGGCTGACTTGCCCAATGGAACCTGCCTGCTTGCTGAGTGCTATTTGCCTGGACAAGAAGGAAGTAAGAACATCACCACTTTGTTGGGATGTGGCGCTGAGAAGTGCATCCAGCGCCAGAACGCCGGTAAGATGCTCAACTGGTATATTTTTGACGTGATGGCCTACAATAGCGTCAACTACGACAAGATGCCTATTGTTGAGCGCATTAAGGAGCTGAATACTCTGCGCCAGACTTACCCACATCAGTATATCCAGTATGCTGAATACGTGGATGGCGAACTGCTGTGGAAATTCCTCCAATCCTATCTCGCAGAAGGGCGCGAGGGCATTGTCATCACGCGCAAAGACTGTCCCGTGTACTTCAAACGGACACCCGCGCGCATGACGATTAAGGTCAAAAAAGAACTCCGTGTTGACATCGACGCTTTCATCATCGGCGCGAATCCGCCTACCAAGGAATACACCGGCGGCGAGATTATGACGTGGCCCTACTTTATCAATGACCGCACGGGAGAAAAACTTCCCATCGGCAATCACTTCAAAGAGTACAACGCCGGTGAGTCTATCTCCCCTGTAACCAAAAACTTCTACTTCGACTGGCCGGGCAGCTTGCGCCTGGGAGTGACCGACACCGATGGTAAGGTCTACTACCTCGGTGATGTAAGTGGTCTTACCGAGGAAGTTAAGGCAAACTGGCGCGATTACCTTGGAAAGTGTTGCCAGATTAGCGGCATGGAGATTTGGGAGGGCCATATCCGCCACCCGAAGTTTATGTGCTGGCGCCCGGATAAAACGCCTGCCGAGTGCGAAGTTTCGCAGGTTAAATAAAAGAGAAGGGATGTAGTGAAAACTACATCCCTTTTATTATACTCAAATTAGCTGACCTGCTCCCACATAGTAGGCGCGGCACTTGGCGCCCACACGTTGTTGTCAATTTTAGAGCGATAGACATGAATTGTCCCATCGACTTCCTCGGTGCAACACTCGTTCTTCCCGTAGGGAGAAGTGCTCAGAGCAATAAAAGGCTTGGCATAGGCCGGATTGGTAGACCAAACAAAGCCCCACTGTGCAGGCAGGTCCTCCGGCTCACTGGTGAAGACAGAGCTGTCGTAAACCTGAAGCAGACGTACAACGCGCCCAGCGCTGGATACACAGATAAACCCAGGACTGCGCTGCAACATATTCATGACCTCACAGGCCGCCCTGAAATCAGGGGCATATTGTTGCTGTTCGTTGAGAGCGTCATTAGTCATTTCAGGCACCTCAGCCTGGAGGGCTTCTGCCCTATTCTTACCATAAGTCCGCATAGTGTTCAGGACAAAATCTTTCTCATTAACCAACTTGGTTCACCCCCTCACGGATAGCTGCTGCCAGTTCGCTGTAACTTACCATGCCGGAGATAATGGAACTGGTTTCGTCTTTGACGATGTGGACGTGCTCGGCGCCCTCAATCTCGTCATTGGTATCGAGGTTGTAAGGGACCCCCATGTAGGCGATGCCGATGGCCTCGGCTTCGGTAGCAGGCGTATAGCCGCCGTGCTCGTTTTTTTGGATATAAACGACGTTATCGGTCAGACCGAGTTCAGAACCGTCCTCCCGAATGATGTGATACATCATTTTACTTTACCTCCTTGGCTCCAATAAGATGAGCGATATATTGCAGGTCTTCGATTGGCGCTGTGTAGAATGAATCATCCCACAGCCAGTAGTTTGGGTCTTTCTTATCACGGTACTTGGCGCAGAGTTCGTCAGCCCAAACTTTATCCCAACGTTGCTGACGCGAAGCGACAGTGTCACCGGGCAAAACAGCAAGACGCTTTTTAATTGCCTGAGTCAGCCGGCCGCGGTGTACGCCGTTTCCGTCGTCATTATTGGCGAAGTATTCGTTACAGACGTCGGAGTGGATGGCGCAGACTACATTGTTGTTGTAGTAGAGGACGCCTTCGCGCGCTTCAAGAATAGTGAGCGCAGGGATGTTGACTACGCCGCCAAAAGTTTTTCCCCTGTATCGCTTAAATGTGATGTACTCCATAACAACTCCTTTGCTCTGAAGACTTCGATGTTTTTCGGACAGAAGTCAAACAAAGCGAAAAATAATTGATTTAGCTTGATGATGCGGTTGTGGTCGTTGTACTTACGAAAGTAGGATGTCATTCCGTTGAATGAAGTCCAAAGTTCTTCGTAGGACATTGTGTGATTGTTGACCTTATGGACAAAGGCTTTGAGTTTGTGGCGGTCGCGCCGAAGATTATCACGATTGCCGCGAGTGATTACACGTCCATTCTTTCCGAAGAAGTAATGAGTTTTGCACCAAACGAACTCCTTATGGAGAGGAACAATTTTGGTCTTGTTCAGATTGATTTTGATGCTTAATTCTTGTGCCTTTTCGTACACAATTCTCAAGATTTCTTTCGGGTCAATACCGGGAGGAATAATCAGATAGTAATCATCCATGTAGTGGCCCATTCCCTTAATACCCAGTTGACACTTGATGTAGTTATCCAGCTTAGACGGGTAGGCTATCATTTCTGCCTGGGAAGTTTCAATACCAAGTGGCAAGCCAACCTCATTGGGTGATTTTGCAGCAATCAAATCGCAGATGGCGCGGACTGCTTCGTCCAATATCAACTGCTTATGTCGCTCAAATACGATATTGTGGTCTGCATTTGGGAAGAACTTACTGAAGTCAATCAATATGATGAAGCCTTCAGTTCCGTACTTTCGGTAATGCTTTCTTAGGTCTTTCTTCAACTGCTTGATTGAGAAGTCAAATCCTTTCCCTTTTAGGCTCGCGCCATTGTTATAAATCATCCCAGGCAAATAAATCGGAAGTAAAACTTCTTTTGTCAGCAGCTTCTGAAGTTGCCGGTCTACAACGCGCGGAGCGTCAATCGGGCGGACTTTACCTCGTTCTCGAATTACGAAGTGAATGTATCTATCAGGACAATACGTCATGGTTAATACTCTTCTTCGGGTTCGCGCTGTCTTAGAACCTAAGTGCATTTCAAAGTTTTGAACACTACTCTTCCATCTCACCAAATTGCAACTCTTTAATCCATAATAGAATAAGTCTCTAAAATTCAATATTTCTTCAAGTTTTCCAAGTTGTTGTGAACGTTTAAGTCTATTTGCCGCGCGGTTAGCTAAACGACGTAAATATTTCCGCCTCTTGCGGGGTAATTTATTAAACCCATCAAACATTATTCGTCCTTCTTGGTCCGGGTGTGAAACCCATTTACACTATACACCTGCAACGCGGAACATACGCCGCGCCAGACCATTTAGAGTAACGTGCAAGTATGATAGAAGGTACTATTTTGGCGTTAGGTTCTAACGCACCGGAAGTGCTTCTCCCTTCGTACTAACCTCTTTTCATTACCGTAACCGGCATACTCCTTAAATCCTCCGTCCAAAAACGGATTCAAGTAGCCGTCAGAGCGACTACCCTATAAAAACGGAACTACTTCGTAGAGGGGAAGCATACGTACTCAAAGTGAGTAAGTATCCTTACGTAGTAGTGTACGAAGTCGGGGACAACCCATTGGAATTGTTGGCGTTGTTGTTGTTCGCGTTCCCGTTGTTGTTCACATTGCAGAAGTTGTTCGCGTTGTTGTAATAGGCGGAACGTGGACGAATACGTAGACGCAAACGTCGTGATAGTGTATTCGTCCAATGAGTAGGTCGTTCTCCAACGGTCATACCTGATTACAACAGAACAGACTGCTAATGCTCACACGGTCGACAAACTTTGTCAATGCCGAACAGCTCAACAGTATGACAGAAACACACCGTAGCCGAGGTTAATCAGTTATTCCTGATTAAGCCAGGGCTTGAGTTTGAGGGTATCT